TTTAGACGTATTTTCTTCATTTGAGTTATATGGTTGGTCACAGAGAGATAAGCTATACGAAAAACTATTCGACAAACTCAAGTCTCACCCTCGAATCCAGTATCACGGATCTCAGTCGAATCAGAAGGTTCGAGAAGCTTTACAAAAATCTCACATTTTCGCTTATCCTTCTATTTGGCCGGAGACATCATGTCTTTGCTTGATTGAAGCGATGAGTGCCGGCAATGTCTGCGTTCATTCCAATCTCGCAGCCTTACCTGAAACATCGATGGGCTTGACAAATATGTATCAAATCGATGATGATGTAAATAAACATGCACAGATTTTTGCGAACCAGCTTGTTCATGCTATTGAGCATATGGAATCAGATGCTACAAAGTCAAGGGTTGACAAAACGAAAAAAATGTGTGATGATAGACACAATATTGATTCGTTTTCAAAGAAATGGATCGACCTTTTGCGAAGCTGTTGACTTCGCTAAAGAGCTATGATACATATGATTCGAAAGGAGAACTAGCATGGCTCGACAAGCAACAAAGCGCAAAGCGCCTAAGATCGATCGCAAGTCTAAAGCTGCGATTGCATTGGAAGAGAAAAGCGTAGGCGTGGAGACAGTTAGCTGGGATCAGGTGCCGGCTGCTCAATATGAGAAATGCGTCTACTGGACACTTCGTCACTACGCTAACTTCTACGACTATAAGGACACTGCGCGTTGGGCGCGTGAGTGGGTCAAGAAAAACGTCCAGGACAAACAACTGGTCGAAAACGTTCGCCGCGTCGAAGACTGGCGTATCTCGACTACTGTTGGTGGTCTCTGTAAGATGATGCTCAACGGCGCTCAGTTCACCGAGAAACGTATGAACTGGATAATGGAGCGTCTGCGTGAAGCTGCGCAATACGGCGCTTCAAAAAAACAAGAGACGCAGACGCAGACCACCGAAGAAAAGAAGTCGCCTGCTGATATCGTCAAAGAGCGAACGAGTGACTTCATTGCACAGATCGAAGAAACACTCGATATGTTCAACACGAAGACTTGGTCAGACTGGAGCGAATACTCCGTTTACAACGAACTTCAGCGCGGCGAACTTCCTTACAACACAGCAAAGGCAGTTGTAGACTACTACACTCCGCTACGTAACGAACTCAAAGAACTTGTTAAGAAGAAGAGTGATGACCTAGTCGAGGCTTACTCGCATCTCGGTGTTCGCAAGCGCAAACAGCTTCTCAACGTTGTTCAAGGCATCATTGATGACGCCGAGAAATATATGGCAACGAAGAAAGCGGTTCGAAAGCCTCGTAAGAAGAAAGCGGTCTCCGCTACGCAACAGACTTCGAAGGTCAAGTACCTCAAGGAGAGCGCGGAATACAAAGCCGTGTCAATCTCCCCGGAGAAGATCGTAGGTGCAAAAGAGGTCTATCTGTTCAACACGAAAACACGTGTTGCGACATATCTCACAACTTCAAGCACGAAGGGGTTTGAGATTAAAGGAACCACGATCCAAAACATTGACGGCGAAACGTCTTACAAGAAGAAGATTCGTAAGCCTGAGCAATGGTTGAGCGAAGTTGTCAAAGCAACGAAAGCAAAGGCGCGTAAAACACTGAGCGACGTTCGTTCTAAGCCGAGTGAGGCGAACGGTCGTCTAAACGATCAAACACTTATCCTAAAGGTCTATTAATGAGCACCAACGTAATCGATTTTCAAGAAGCACGAAAAGAAAGGGGCATTCGAAAACTAGATCAAGCAGTAGAAGATCACGAAGACTATGAAACGCTTAGAGCTGATCTAGCTGTCAGCACAATCTTTTGGATCGTTGAAAATCTTTACTCGATAGACATCGACATCGAAAGTAGTCCTCGATGCGTAGGTGATTTATTTTTGATAGCAGAGACTGTTCTTTCCCTTGTTGATCGGCTTCACGAAAAGGAAAACTCGCTTCAGAGTATGTCCGATGGGCTAGTAGAAGTTTCTGAGGGTGTTGACGTTCCAGAAACCCCGTTCGAATCAAACGAAATACATAAGAAACTGTTGAATGAGTTTCTATACGGCGACGAAAATGAAGATTGACAATCTTCTCCACATGATATATAATGATGTAATAATCAAATAGGAGAAGTGGTATGATGCTCATGGACCTGAATCAGGTAATGATTTCTAACATGATGATGCAGTTGGGATCACATAAAAATGCTGAGATTGATGAATCAATGGTCAGACACATGGTTCTAAATAGTCTACGATATAACAAGGTGAAGTTCGAGAAAGACTATGGTGAAATGATCATCTGCGCTGATGATAAGAACTACTGGCGCAGATCGTTTTTTCCATACTACAAGGCTTCTCGTAAGAAGGATCGAGAAGAGTCTGAGATTGATTGGAAAGCTATTTTCGAAGCGATGAATAGCATTCGAGAAGAGCTAAAGACGTTCTTCCCCTACAAGGTGCTTCAAATCGACACTGCGGAAGCTGACGATATCATTGGCACGATTGTTCACGAAGAAGGTCGTGATCTAAATGTAGGTGAAAAGATCCTAATTCTTTCAGGAGATAAAGACTATATTCAGCTGCATACCTATGCAAACGTTGATCAGTTCGATCCAACAAGAAAGCGTTGGATCAAGCATTCTGATCCTGAAAACTATCTCTTTGAGCACATCGTAAAGGGCGATAGAGGGGACGGTATTCCAAATATCCTTTCACCTGACAATTGTCTCGTGATCGGTCAAAGACAGGGTCGTGTTACTCAAAAACGCATTGAAGAGGCTCGTGACATAAATAATCTCAGCGAGCAAATACAGAGAAACTTTAAGCGAAACAAGGCATTGATCGATCTTTCACAAGTTCCTGATCATATCAAGAATCAGATTCTTGAAGCTTATCGGTCTGAAAATACGAAAGATCGTTCTCAATTGATGAACTATTTCATCTCAAAAAAGCTTCGAAATCTAATGGAAAACCTCAACCAGTTTTAATGGAGTAATAATGGCTACTAAATCGATTGCCGAGATTCTGAATACAGCATGTAAACTAAAGTCAAAAGACGAGAAAGTTAAATGGCTTCGAGATCACGAAAGCTTACATCTTCGAAACATCTTGATTCTAATGTATGGTAAAGACAGTTTTGAATTCAACATTCCTCAAACAGTTCCGCCATACGAAGAGTCCCAGTTTCCAGATTCTCAAGGTAAGCTGTACCGTGAAGCAAGAAAGCTAAAGTATTTTGTAAAAGGATGGGGTGGCGAAAACATTCATCCTTACCGCAGGGAAGCTCTGTTCATTCAGATGCTCGAATCGGTTGACAAAGAGGACGCGAAGGTGCTATGTAGGATGTTGCAACAGAAGCCAATGAAAGGTCTTAGTGTTGCAGTGATCAACGAAGCGTTTGACAACATCATCGAAACGAACAAAGGTAGTAAACAGCAAGATGGTTAAGAAGAAGAACTTCCGCGACTGGATGGATGAGGACTTCGAAGAGGACCGTGAAGTGAAGTTCAAAAAGAAAGACACTAAGCGCTACGATAAAAAGAAAGCAAGCATTCAAAAAGCCAGGCGCCGGAAAGCGCGAGACAAGTTTTCCCATCTTGAGTGAGTTTTAGGGGTTGACTTCGGTCAGCTCTACACTATATTTAGAGTGTAGCAAGAGAGTGATAAACATGCTCGACACTTCAGACATCATTCGGCTCGCCGCAAAGTTCGGTCTAGCGCCCTATCAACAAGAACGCTTCAAGCAAGGTTACGTTCACTTCTACCAGGGTCGCACTGATCTTTTTGGCGAAGACGAAAGCTATGACTTTGGTTACAGCACTGCAGAGCTAGTTGTGAAGCGCGAAAAGGAGAAAATGTAAAATGGAATATCTTGCGGTTTTCGTAGGTGTGACTGTGTTCCCACTTCTGTTTGGTTACGTGATGGGTCGTAGTCAAGTCGACCCTAACACAAAAGAAGGCGCCGTCTACTATATTCGTGAACAGTAAAGGTGATGTTTTGAGCTTAGATGAAAAACTAATCTTGGTCGATTGTGATGGTGTGCTCGTAGACTGGGTATACGCCTTCGACATGTGGATGAGTGAACACGGCTACAACAAGGTAAGCGAAAGCGAGTATGATCTGAACAAATGCTACGGTATCTCTCGAAAACAGAGTAAGATGCTTGTCCGCATGTTCAATGAAAGCGCGCGCATTCAGTCTCTGCCTCCGTTTCGAGATGCGGTAAAGTATGTGAAGAAGTTGCACGAAGATCACGGTTACGTTTTTCATTGTATCACCTCTCTGAGCACTAATCCTGATGCAGTTAAGCTACGGGAACACAATCTAAAGCAACTGTTCGGAGAGACGGTGTTTGAACGGATCATCTGTCTCGATACTGGCGCTGACAAAGACGAAGCGCTTCTACCCTATAAGGATAGCGGTTGTCTGTGGTGTGAGGACAAGCCAGAGAATTGCGACGTTGGTATTGATCTCGGTCTAAATGGCATTCTCATGGCACACCACCACAATCTACGTGAGCCGGGTAACACAGAGAATCGTGTTCAAACCTGGAAAGAAATCTACGAACTCATTGTATAAATAACGATGTGATGGTAGGAATCATAGGCGATCCATCACGGGTCGCCTTTTTGTTTGAAATGGAGTAAAATAATGCCGACGTATACATTTGTGAACAAAGAAACGAACGAAAGATTCGATAAATTCATGTCCATCTCTGAAAGAGATGAATATCTAAAGTCCAATCCTCAAATTGAGCAAGCACTAAACGCACCGTCTATCGGTGACCCCGTTCGATTGGGTGTAAAAAGAACACCTGATGGTTTTCAGCAACTATTGAATCACGCGAGAAAGAGCCACAAGGACTCAACGATTCAATCTAGATACTAAGGAGACTGTATGTCGCGCCTGTCAAAAAGAGAAAAGAGAATCCAAAGACAAGAAGGTATCATTGACAAAGAGGGTAGCATTAATATCAAGAGCTTCAATATACGAAAAGACATTGAGCCAATGACCGAATCGCAAAAATGTGCGTTCGATGCTTGGCGCGAAGACTACAATCTCTTTCTACACGGTATTGCTGGAACAGGTAAAACATTTCTCGCATTGTATTTTGCAATATCAGATGTATTCCAAAAACATTCACCTTACGAAAAAGTTTACATCATTCGTTCGACTGTTCCTTCCAGAGATCAAGGATTTCTACCTGGTAATCAAAAACAGAAAGAAGCTGTTTATGAAGAGCCATACGCACCAATCGCAACAACGATCTTCGGTCGAGGTGATGCTTATCAGATACTCAAGCAACACCAGAAAGTAGAGTTTCGATCCACGTCATATCTTCGCGGTGCGACATTCGATAATTGTGTAATCGTTGTGGACGAAACTCAGAATATGAGCTTCCAAGAATTGCACACTATCATGACAAGGGTTGGTCAAAACTGTAAAATCATGTTTGCTGGAGACGTAAAGCAAGACGACTTGACAAGCGAGCGTAAAAAAGAAATGTCGGGGTTGAGAGACTTCATGAAGATCATTGAACGTATGGAGGAGTTCGACTTTATCGAGTTTTACGCAGAAGATATCGTGAGAAGCGATCTAGTCAAATCTTACATCATTGAAAGGGATAAACTGGGACTATGAAACCAAATCATTATATTGGAGAAGTGATCGAAACAGACGATGGGGAGCTAATGATTGAACTTCCCATTGAAGTTGTAGATCAAATGGGCTGGGACGAAGAAACACTTCTTGAATGGTTAGTTGAGGAAGAGCAAGTGTTTCTTCGAGAGGTAGAACAGTAATGTCTGCTGCAGCGCGAGCACAGAACGTAGATACAATCTCTACTGGTCATGGTTGTGACGGTCAAGCACAGATATAAGGGACACAACAGAGTAGTGTTTATGTGAACGGTTCTGTTGCTTCAGTGCAGGGGGACATTATTGCTCCTCACACTATTCTTTCTGGTTCAAGTAACGTTTTTATTGGAGGATAACTTGTTTGATCATGTAGACCATGGAATTGAACTACCACAGATCACACGAAAGACGACGGAGAACGGTAGACGTTACTTCACGCCAGAAGGAAATGCTTATCCTTCAATTACAACTGTCCTATCACTGCTTAGTCGTGACGGTATACAAAAGTGGCGCAATAGTATCGGAGAAGAGAAAGCGAATCAAATCTCGCAACAAGCGAGTGTTCGAGGAACAGCTGTTCACAAGCTTGCTGAGGACTATCTGAATAACGAACAAGATTGGAACAAAGGCGCTATGCCGGTCAATCTATTTTCGTTTAATCAAATCAAACCAATTCTCGACAATCGACTAAACAACATTTGGTTTCAAGAAGCTTATCTATATAGCGATAAGTTACAATGCGCTGGTCAAGTAGACTGTATCGCTGAGTTTGATGATCAACTATCAATCATAGACTTTAAGACTGCAAGAAAGCCAAAGAAGGTAGAGTATATCACTAACTACTTTATTCAAGCTTCTTTCTATGCTGCTTCTTTCTATGAAAGAACTGGTATTGCGATTAAGCAAGGTGTAATTGTGATTACTGTTGATAATGATGATCCACAAGTGTTCAAGATATCAACTCATGATTACTTGCATCATTTTATGTCAGTAAGAAAGAAGTATAAAGAACTTTATAATATTTAATGGACCTTAGAGTCATTATACCACATATAAAAACTATGTCAAGGGAAAACTGTGGTTGACTTTACAGTTTTTTTACGCTACATTTGATTCGTGAAGACAAAGGAGAATCGAATGTTCACAGCACAACCTAATCTGAACAACACGATCGGCGCGAAGCAGTTCGAGACGCGCGAGCAAGCAGTCGCGTATCTAGAGGAAAAAACTGGCTTCGAGATGGCGTTTGAAGTTGATCAAACGAAAAAGAAGCGCCTGATCAAGCAAGGGTATACTTCAAAGCAAGCTAATCAGATGGCGAAGACCTACGATTGGGAGTTGATCGGAAAGCTGTATGTGAGTGAATGATATGTTTGCAGAAGTTTATGTAGAGGAGAAACCAAATGTTTCATTATATTGAAAAAAGAACAGTAGAAATGCCAGCAAGTGTGCTGGTTAGTCATAGACTTTTAACCGAAGATTTACGTTGGAGAGAGGACGACGGTCCGTATCTGTATCGTAAACATCCTGTAACTCCGATGTCTGTCGAAGAAGTCAAAGAACTCAGGGATTGTTTAGACAAGCTGATCAAGCTGATGGAAGGAGCAGAGGACCCTGTGCAAAAAAGTGTGTCAGATGAAGTTAACGAAGACGTGGAGCAGATTATCCAATCTCTGAAAGAGGACGTAGAAAGAGCTAAACGTGTATCACAACAGCAATCACCATCACAACGTAACCACATGAGTGGTCGCTTTAGAGCAACTTGAGCGCCGGGTGAAAAAACAGGTTGACAATCTCTATAAAATGGGTTACATTAATATTGTAAGATAGGAGATAGCCAATGAACACCGTCACCGTCACGACCCCGACCGGCATCGACTTCGAGTTTCAGTCGGCAGCAGACAACTTCATCGATAACGTGATTCGTGCTGTTGAGCGACTTGAGCGTGACTATGGTTACAAGACAGAGGTAATGAAAATGGGCGCCGATTTTTCGGTCGGTGTCCGTTGACTCGCTTGTCCAGATATGCTATAACCTAAGTGTCAGATGAGAAAAGAGGTTGACATGACTCTCCACTGCGTTGGTAACTACGAAGAGAACCGCTATCACGATAGCTACTTCCACTCTGTGTTCTGGGATGATGAAAACAAAACTCTTGTCACTCAGATGGTAGGTAGCACTGCTTTTGGTGGTGGAAGCTATGGCACTGAGCTCACCAATGATCAGCGCGTTTGGGAAGAGGTTAACGCCTGGCGTGAGCAAAAGAAAGCAGAGCGTCGTGCTCGCCGGCGTAACAAGAAAGCAAAGCGTCTGCGTGAGGCTCGTAAGATTCTCAAGGACAACGGTGTTCATACTGCTTTTAGCAACAGTGTTCCGATTGAAGACCTCGAGGACGTTGCTGCGCTGTTTTCCAACCGTGTTCGCAACAAGTTCAAGCTGAAGATGCGCGAACAAGTTCTTGCTTGGACGCCTGATAGCAAGTTCAAGACTCCGCTGAGTGAAAAGCAGATGCGGATCGTTCGCCGCCCGCTGAAAGATCTGTATGGACGCGAGACTAAGCGTCAACGCGAGGTTCATATCGATCTGGTCATTCAGAACGAATACTCGCGGATGTTCCGAGGTCTTGGTCGTCAGTGAAGGATATAGATGATG